GGGCTTTGCAGATAGTAAAGTAGCCATGATATCAAAGATACCGATGTCAAAAGAACGACCTACACAAGCCGGTTTCTCAACTCTTGTTGAGAATAACCGTGTAAAACTAAGGAATCTCCCGCGAAAACGGGAGACTAATACGACAAACTTCCGTATGGAAGAGCGGAGTAAAGGGGTGGACCAAAGCGCACGAAGTGCGCCTCGGAAGACCTTCAAACCAAATTGCAAAGATAATTTCTTGCCTAAAGCAGAGAGTGTGACCACTAGGGTCAACTCTAAGCTGAGGACAGTCTATAGGTTCTTTGAATTTGCCGATCGCATCAACACTCATGGAGGTTGGTACGACAAAAGTAGATATGGGTCAATGCCGCATTCAAAAACAGAAAGCAACACGTCGGATGATACAAACAAGGTATTCTCCCCAACCAGCAATCAGCAACCATCTTCAAAAGAAGAGAGGAGCGCTGAGGGTGCAGGAGGGAGGAAAGCTTGGAGTAAGACCGACATGTGTTTCCCGAAGAGGAACACAACACAGGCCAAAGGGTGGCGAAATAGAACTAAGTACGATCATAATCTCCGTCTAGTAAGAATGAATTGGAGCGCAATTAGGACATATATCGAGTTGAGGTGGGGGAGGTTCGATAACGAATCTGGAGTAGAGAAATTACACGGAACCAGTGGCTTACGCCAAAGGGTCCGTCATGTAAGATCCTTCCTCAGACTCATCATCAACTCCGACGGTTTCAAAACGACAATGTCCAGGGTTGCACATGAGACCCGCCTTCTGGCGATACATCCTTACAAGAAGAATGCATGCCGTAGGGCGAGCCACACTGGTCCAATAGTGAGGCCTTACAAGGGTGAAAGGCTCACATCATTCAAAAGACTCCATATTGCAAGCACGATATCACGTGCACTACAAGGAATCGGTGTGTCTGCCGCGACACTACTAGAGGAGGAGAATTCTGCGATTAATCGACTAACGACTTCTGATGCCAACTTATCATCCCCAATGAGGGATGAGTTGAAGGCATTCATTAGACATCTCGTTCGAGATGTCGTGATCGACGAGAAGATCCAGAGGACCTTACCTTCTCCGAATGAGAAAGGATGCGTCGAAGCCTCGTCCAAAGCTGGAGGGGCCTCGCATGTCTTGCGAGACCCCCGGTGGAGGAGGAAGAAGGGGTTAGAAGAACTCAGGCAGGCAGCCTTCGCAGTTGCAAATCCAGAATATGCCCTTGACGATGAAGTCAATGATTGGGCATCAGTATCTACAGTACGAGGCGGACTTAAAGGGTACATCAAACTGTTGTATGTCAAGAGGAAACAGAAGCAAAGGTTTGCTAGAGACGACTTGAACGCGAGGCTTACAGACGTAAGACACGCTGAATGGCTAGATAGGGTTCTCAAAAGAGAGCCCGGAACCACGCAGGAGCTGGCAGCCCAGTGCTTGCCATTGCCAGTTACTAACGCAACATATGCGGGGAGTGAAGAAATCACTACCGCAAAGATGGTAGAAAGGAGGAAATGGGACGACACCGAGAAGGGCAGCTACCACTCAATTTCTATTAAAAGAAGCTTTGTGGATATCGTGAACTATGGGACTGATGAGCCAGGAGACCCTGTGCACATCGCTACTGAGGAGGAACTACGAGAAATGGTCGGAAGACCATTAATCGATGGGGACCCCTCGCAGGCGGACTGTTTCCGTTATGCTTTAGAAGATAAGAAAGCTGTCGTACAAATGCTACCAATAAGGACCCCCCAAGGGAAGGTCAGAATGGCGACAATGCATAACAGTTCAATGGTATGGGTGACGAGAGCAATCACCAAGGCAGTAATGCCCGTACTTAAGAAAGTAGGAGCTACCAAGGCGATGCTACGCAACCACACGGTCAAAATCAGCAACAAGAGACAGAAAGACACAGATCTATACAGCGGTGACTACTCAAAGTCAACTGATCCAATCACTAATTCCACTTCCAAACTCTTTTTGACGGAGATTGGGAAGTATATTCCCGTACCAAGTTGGTACAATCGGGCTGTAGCAAAGGTTTGCGTTCCGATCACATTATTAAAGAGTAAACAGCAGG